CCACCTGCAACCATCCTGGCTAACAGCTGCGTAGTAATCCCAGCCGATCCATACCTAACGCCAAGCAATAACAGCTACATAACTATTTCGCCTATGGCTAATTTTAAGATTTTGCTAACTGTGCCGATGTTTGATAACCAAGGCAACCTGCAGGGCATTGAGGATTTCATCGTTGCGGCCTATACAAAACTAGCTGCATCTAATCTTGTATTTAATATAACTAGCGTTAGCGCGCCTGGTGTATTAAATGCTGATAGCGGTGACTTACTAACCGCTGAGTTCACCATATCCATACTATCGAGCTGGAGTTAAACCATGTCATACACAGATGAGGATATTGCCTTTTTAATTAAAATTGGGCAGATCACAGAAGCACCAAAAGAAACAAAAACCAAAGCACCTGCAACCGAGAAAACAGAGGAATAATCCATGGCCGTATATTTGAGCAATACCGTTGTAGTTACGCTTAACTCGATCGCCCTAAGTGATCATGTTACATCTGCAACAATTAACCGCGTATTTGATGAACTTGAAGTAACTGCTATGGGCGATACAGCTCATAAGTTCGTTAAGGGTTTAGAGGCCAGCACAATTACTCTAGATTTCCTAAGCGATACAGCTGCTGCAAACGTAAACGCAACGCTGCAGTCTGCATGGGGTACAACAGTACCTATTACGCTAAAGCAGACAAGCGCAGTGGTATCAGCTACTAATCCGCTATACAGCACCACAATCCTAGTTAATAACACTACAGATATTAACGGCGCAGTAGCAGACATCGCTACACAATCAATTACATTTACTTGTAATTCACCAATCGTAATTACAACCGCACCATAACAAAAAGAATAGGGGCTAACAGATGGCAAAGTTAAAGATTACAAAGGTAGATGGCAGCGTATCTGAGCATCAGGTAACGCCATTTATTGAATACGCGTTTGAAATTTATGCAAAGCAAGGCTTTCATGCTGCGTTTCGTATAAATGAAAAACAGACAGATGTGTACTACCTTTCTTGGGAGTGCTTAAAAGCTGCAGGCGAAACCGTGCCAATGTTCGGTGCAGAGTTTATTAAGACACTTAAAAAAGTTGAGGTACTGGATGATGACCCGGAACTATAGGGCGTGACTCGTTTACTTACTTGGTCGCACGGATCAGTTTGGAAACGGGTATCGCGCCCAATGATTTACTAGCACTAGATAGCAGGATGTTTAAGGCTTTACTGCAGGCTATGAAAGATAGAGCAAAGGAGTTTAAAGATGCCAGTACAAGTAAAAGGCGGCATTGAACTTCGCAAAGCCCTTAGAAAATTCACGCCAGATTTAGCTAAAGAAACTCAAAAAGAAATGGCTGGATTACTTAAACCTATTACAAAAAAGGCTCGTGGCTTTATCCCATCTACTGCACCGCTATCGGGCTGGGGTAAAGTTTCTAATAACAGCAGATGGTATTGGGATGGTCGAGCTGCTAGAGGCGGTATAGGTTATAAAACCACACCTAGCCGACCTAACCGCAAAGGCTTTACATCGTTAGCCCGTATTCACAATGCATCAATGTCTGGCGCAATATATGAAACTGCTGGGCGTAAGAATCCAGGCGGTAATTTTAGCCCACGTTTACCAGGTACTTTAACTGGCAAAGGCAAGATGGCTGGCCGCGCCATATTTAGAGCATGGTCAGAGGATAACGGCAAGACTAACGCAGCTGTTATTAAAGCGATTGAGTCAGCCAGAGATAAGTTTAACGCGACTGTGGGGCGTAACTAATGGCTATGGATCCATCAGTAAGAATTGATCTCGCTGCCGAATTTACTGGTAAAAAAGCGTTTGATACAGCTGGCAAGGCCACAAGCTCATTAGAAAAAGGTGCAAACAAATTAGCGAAAGCCTTTTTAGGCGCGTTTGCAGCTCGTAAACTTATTCAATTTGGTAAAGCGGCTGCGATGGCTGCAGCACAAGACTCTAAAGCAACAGCGATACTAGCTCAGAATTTATCAAACGTAGGTTTGGCTTATGCTCAAGTACCGGTAGAAGCATTTATCAAACAGATGCAGCAACAAACAGGCATTGTAGATGATGAACTACGCCCGGCATTTAGTAAATTGGCTCAGGCAACAATGTCAGTTACTAAGAGCCAAGAACTTATGGGCTTAGCCTTTGATGTATCTAGCGGTAGCGGCGTTGATTTTAATACTGTTGTAAACACTTTGAGCCAGGCATACCTAGGCAACACTAAAGGCTTAAAAAAACTTAATCTACAAATGACCGCTGCAGAGTTAAAAACTGCTACGTTTGCCGAAATTCAAGCCGCATTAACTGAACAGTTCAAAGGTTCTGGTAAGGCTGCCCTAGAAACTTATGGTGGCCAATTAGATGTACTTAATACTGCTGCAGGTGAAGCTAGTGAAACTATCGGATATGCCCTATTAGATGCGCTTAAATCTCTAACAGGTGAAACAGATATAGATAAGTTAGCTAAAGATATTGATACGGCTGCTGGTGCAGCTGCACTATTTATTAAGTTTACAGCCAAAGGCATTAAACCTAGTACGGGTCTATGGGGTTACTGGCAAGGTTTTGTCGAGTCAATTCCAGGTTATGAACAGATCGTAAAAGATTTTGCTAAAGAGTTAGATGTAGCACTATTCCCTACGGGGCCATTGGGCAATTTCCAGATGAGTACTGGCGTTGTATTAGATCAGTCTGCTACACAATTATCTAAGATCGAGCAAGAACGTGCCAAACTTGAACGTGAAAGACTGGCTAAAGAAAAAGCATTATTAAAACTAAAAGCATTGGCAGCTAAAAAAGCCTTAATGGATGAAAAGGCTAGAGCATCACTTGCTAAGGCATCATCTACTTTTGACCTTACTAAGATCCAGATAGCAGCTGCGCTTAAATCTACTTACGATAAGGATGAACGCCTGCGCCTATTGGCTATGCAGGAGATCGAGAACGATAACGGCGAAACTGCCCTTAAATATATTGAGCAATTAGCACTGCTAACTGCAGAACAGCAAACTAACAAATTATCCGGTATTAAGACCATAAGCGAAACTGAACTCAACTACATTAACCAGCTGCTACTTGATGAACTGCAGCGCATTAAAACTACAAAGATGTCGGAAGAAGAAGCCGCCCTAGCTCGCCAGGCTGCCTACGCTAAATACAACGCAGCCATCCAGCAATCAGGCGGCTTAGCTGAAGCCAATTTCTATACTGAGAAAACTCAGGTAGAGCTGTTATCTATTGCTAAACTTGCATCGCTAGACAAGGTAGCAGCGGCTCAAGCCACTATGGATATTCTTAATTACACTACACAGAAAACTATTATCGAACGTATTGCAGCTGCTCAGAAAATAGCAGACGATGCCAAATACCAGGCGTTAGAGGATTACCTAGCATTACTTGCTAAGCCTTTACCTACCCCTGGTTTACAAGGTGGTGGAGATGCAGGCGGTGGCGGTGGTGGCGGTTCACAAGGCCCTAGGTTTGGCATAGGTGGGCAACCTATTTGGGATGATGGCATGGGCGGCCCTGGCTACGGCACAGGGCAAGGCATGGGTACTGGATCTGTAGATAACTCAGTAAGCATCGTGGTTGAAGGATCAGTACTCGATGGCGAGGATTTTTCAGACATAATCAATCGTGCCATGCTAGACAATATACGGCGCGGTTTGAGTCAATTCCCTGCGGGAACGTTGCCAGGCTAATGACAGTTCCAACAATTAACGCGGTTATCAATTTTGGTACGGGTGCAGCCTTTGCTCAAGCGTTCATAATTGGCGAAGGCATATTAGGTACTAACGTATTGGCAGACTCAGCTGCGCTAATTGTGGATGTAAGTGATGTAGTAGATAGCGTTTCAACTAGGCGCGGTCGATCAGCTACAGCCGATGAATTTCAGACAGGATCTCTAACCCTTCGCATTGTGGATCAGAACGGCGATTTCAACAGCCAGAACCCGAATTCTCCGTATTTTTCTTACTTAACACCTATGCGTAAGGTATCTATTTCGGCTACATCTGCTGGCAGCACTTATGCCATGTTTAGTGGATTTATTACCAGCTACACGACCACTACGCCTAAAAATGCTAACGATGTTGTTTATACAACTATCACAGCTGTAGATGCTTTTCGCTTAGCTCAAAATGCGCAGATTAGTACAGTCACAGGTGCAACTGCTGGCGATCTAAGCGGTACAAGAATTAACCAAATCCTTAACACTATTGGCTGGCCAAATTCTGCGCGTGACGTTGATGCAGGTTTGACTACTTTGCAAGCAGATCCGGGTACTGCCCGTACTGCCCTAGCAGCTTTGACTACTGCAACTAATAGTGAGTACGGCGCAATTTATGTAGATGCATCGGGTTCATTTGTCTTTCAAGATCGCACAGTAACTGTTGCGAGCATCGGCGGTACGCCTACAGTCTTTAACGATAACGGCACAGATATTGGTTATGCCAATGCCGTCTGGCGATTAGATGACACCCTTGTATTTAACCAGGCTAATATCACTAGGACAGGCGGTAGCGTTCAATCGGCTAGTAACGCAGCTAGTGTTGAGAAGTATTTTGCACACACTTATAACCAGCAAGACTTGCTAATGCAGACCGATGCAGTAGCCCTGGACTATGCCCGTGCCTACGTTGCCAGCCGTGCCGAAACCAGCGTTAGATGCGATGCAATCGAGTTAGACCTATACACAGATAACTACGCCAATGGCATATTAGCCGCGCTTGATCTTGATTTCTTTGACCCGGTAACTATTACTACTAACCAGCCAGGTGCATCTACCCTTACAAAAACCCTGCAAGTTTTTGGCGTGGCACACAGCGTCACACCAAACAAATGGCGCACTACCTTTACTACACTTGAACCTATTATTGATGGGTTTATTATTGGTAATGCTAACTATGGCGTTTTAGGACAAAATGTACTTTCATACTAGAGGAGATAAATAAATGGCTACAGGATTCCCAAGCGTTACAGGAGACGTGCTAACTAGCAATATGTTTAATGGCCTAGTGGCATTTACCCTTAATGCTCAAACAGGCACTACCTATACAGCGGTATCAACCGACCAGTACCAGGTGCTAGTCACGATGAATAACGCATCCAGTAATACTTTTTCTATACCAACCGATGCTACTTTAGCCTTTCCTAATGGCACAGCTATAACCGTGTTACAAATAGGTGCAGGCGTTACAACTATTAATGCTGTAACACCTGGTACAACTACAATTACAAGTGCGGGGGCTACCAGCGCATCTCCAGTATTGGCACGTTACAAAGCTGCAGTATGTCTAAAGACTGGCACAAATGCCTGGACAATTATCGGTGCGGTGGCCTAATGATTGGCGCAATTACTGCAGGTATTACTGGATTAAAAGATGAAAATATTTCAGTTGAATATTTAGTAATCGCAGGCGGCGGCGGTGGTGGTACTAACCATGGCGGCGGCGCAGGCGCAGGTGGGTATAGAACTGCATCAGGTTTTAGCTGTGCGCCAGCAACTAATTTTACAGTAACAGTAGGCGCAGGTGGCACAGCAGGCCCAGGCGTACAAGGCAGTAGTTCTGTATTTTCTACAATAACTTCGGCTGGTGGCGGCTTTGGCGCAAATAACGTTTCAACAGGTGCAGAACCTGGTGGTACTGGTGGCTCAGGTGGTGGTTCTCGTGGTGTATCTGGTGGTGCAGCTGGTAACACCCCATCGACTAGCCCATCGCAAGGTAACAATGGCGGTAACGGAGATGGAAGTCGCACAGGCGGCGGTGGTGGCGCAAGCGCGGTAGGTGCGGTTGCTACGGCACTAGCATCTGGCGCAGGTGGCGCAGGTACAGCGTCATCAATAACTGGATCATCAGTTACTAGAGCAGGCGGCGGCGGTGGCGGTTCTGGTGGTGCTATTGCTGGTGCAGGCGGCGCGGGCGGCGGCGGTGCAGGTGCAGCAGGTGGCGGCCCAACAGCAGGAACAGCAGGCACAGTAAATACTGGCGGTGGCGGTGGCGGTGGTGCTGCTTCTATGAGTGTTGGCGGCGCAGGCGGTTCAGGCATTGTAATTTTGAAATACCAAGATTCAAAAACAATAACTATTGGCGCAGGTTTAACAGGTACAACAGCAGCCCCTAGTGGTGGCTTCAAGGTAACTACAATTACCGCTGGTACTGGAAATGTGAGCTGGGCATAATGGCACATTACGCATTTTTAGATGAAAACAATATCGTTACAGAAGTTATTACTGGCATTGATGAAACTGAGTTGATCGAAGGTTTGACACCTGAGATTTGGTATGGAAATTTTAGAGGCCAGACTTGTAAGCGCACAAGCTATCACGGAAAGATACGCAAAAATTACGCAGGCATCGGTTTTACCTACGATGAGCTGCGAGATGCATTTATCGCACCAGAACCTGAGAACGCTACAGGGTTCGATGAGAATACTTGCCAATGGATCGTGCCAGATGTCAGCAATTAGTTATAACGGCTGGCCAGCATCTAAGGATGTTGAGTCGATCCGTATCAAGTCTTACGCGATCAAAGGCAGCAAGGTAAAGCTGCGCTGCGCCTATTTTGCTGCACCTTTATTGGTTGCCTTTGCTGAGCAGTTTAATGAACTGATCGAGCCGATCGATGGCGGTGCGCTAGATGATTGGGGCTACTGCTACCGAGATGTTAGAGGCGTACCGGGCAAGTTAAGCAATCACAGCAGCGGTACAGCTATAGACCTAAACGCGACTAAGCATCCGCTAGGCAAGGCTGGCACGTTTCCAGCTGAAAAAGTACCAATGATCCAGGCATTGACTAAAAAATATGCTTTAAACTGGGGTGGTAATTGGACTCGGAAAGATGAAATGCATTGGGAATTGGCACTAGACCCATTAAAGACAGCCAAGCACATCGAGAAGTTAGGACTAAGTTATGCCGACTAGCGCACAAGTAACAGTAGGGACTACAGCTACGCTTTTAGTAGCTGCCAATATTATGGATCAAACAGTACAGCTGCATAATTTAGGCGGCGGTGCGGTTTATTTAGGTAACGCAAGCGTTACTACATCTAACGGATACAAGATGGATAACAATGATAAATTACAAATACCCGTAGGAGATAACGAGGCTTTATACGGCATCGTTGCCAGCGGTACTAATACTGTTGCAGTATTGACACAAGTCAATTAAGGGCATTTAGGAGTAAGACAATGAAAGAACAAGTAATGGCTGCTGGCCTGTCGTATTTACGTCACGCTGCAACGTGTGCTGCTGCGCTTTATATGTCTGGGATTTCGGACCCTAAGATCCTGGCTAATGCGTTTCTTGCTGGCCTTCTCGGGCCTTTAATGCGTGCGCTTAACAGCTCAGATATTT